CTTCGTCCTTGGCGCCTGTTACCGCCTCAGGCACCACCTCAGCGGCTTCGTGGGCGATGAAGCCATCCACCACCGTGCCGGGGTCCGCGATGAAGTTAAAGCGGTAGACGGGGAGGAGCTTGAGGCGGCTGATGGCGCCGTCGAGGTCTACAACGTTTTCTTTCAACCGGTAGTCGGAGGAGGTGTTGTAGGCGGTGGCACTGCCGCTAGTGGAAATAGAGCCGACAACGCCGTTGGGGTTGGAAAAAGAAATATGAAATCGGGTTGCGGTGGTTACCGAAACAGTTTCAAGTGCTACATTTCCTGTGTTAGTTGCGCCGTTGGCGCTGGCAATCGCTCCGATTGCGGCGCTGTACGGAGTTACTGTTGAGCCAAGTCGCGTAAGACCGTTGACATCTAGACGAGCATCCGCAGCAGGTGTGCGATTGATGCCGACATTACCCGAGGAGTCAATCCTCATTCGCGCCGAAACAGCATCTGAGGCGGTAACAGTGCTTCCGTAGGTGAAGAATGCAAGACCTGTTGGGTTTCCGTTTGCCCCGTCTTGGTAAGCTGCTATTAAAGCTCGTCGTCTAGATGTATTGATGCCTGAGAATGAAATACCGCACCCAAGAGCTTGATCCGCTGGTGTCCCACCAAAGTTCTGGAGAAGGAGGGTGCCCTTGTCTGCTCCAGTGGCCGCGCCTGCCGACAGGAGAGTGGATTGACTCAGATGTAGGGTTGAATCAGGCGCACTCGTCCCAATCCCAACTCTGCCGGAGCTATCAATCCTCATCCGCTCCGTCGGAAGACTCTCCCCGTCGGAGGTAGTCGAGAACACTAGGCGGCCTGGGTGGTCACTGGTTCCCCATGTTGAATCTGCATAGGCGCTAATAGATGCGCCCCTTCGCATATCAGTGCCATTGGCTGCAGTGAAGCTGACTTCACCCATTAGGTCGTTAGCTACTGAAGCGGTATATGTTCCAACGCTTCCACCTTTGGAGTGACCGAGTACCAAGTTAGGAGCACTATCAACAGAAGTATTGAAAACAGTTAAGCCTAGATAGCCGCCCGCGCCGCTAATTCCTGTTGACTGAATTTGTGGCTGAACGCCAAACTGACTAACGCTCGTAGACGTGCCAACTAACAGGCGTCCGCTGGAGTCGATGCGGGCGCGTTCGGAGCTATTAGTTGCTACCCCTACGGTGTTGGCGGCAGGCAGATAGACGCCGTTGGTGGGAACGCTGCTGCTGGTGGGGATGAGCGATGCGGCGGTGCTGGTGCCAGTTGTGACGACATTCTGAGCGCCAAAGTCTGGGCTGATCTTGGTGCCAGCGATTGCAGCAGAGGCATTGACATCGGCGTTGACGATGGCCCCTGCGGCAATAGCAGTGACGCCTGCATTGCTAATCGTTACATCGCCCGTGACGGCGGTGGACGTGGCAACATTGCTCGCGTTGCCGACCAAGATGTTGGCGCTAGTCAGCGCAGCCAGTTTGCTGTATGCGATTGCGGCGCTGGCATTGACATCGGCGTTCAGAATGGTCCCGTCAAGGATCATCGTGCTGGTGACGGTGCCAGTGTCAGTAGTGCTGACAACCGTGCCAGTGCCAACGGGTTGTACGGCAACAAAAGCAGAACCGTTCCACACCTTGAGTATCGGGTTGGTGGCAGTGGTATCAAGCCATGCCTCACCTTTGCTGTTGCCCGCTTGACCGCCAGCACCAGGCGTTGCATTGGGCGCTGTGGCGCCAACGTGAATCGGGCCAATTTTTACGGAGTCGCCGTTGCTGTCCTTAAAGAACAAGCCAGGGCTATTAAGGTTGGTGTTTAGAGCGAGCTGCCCGTCGCTCATCGCGCCAGGTGTCGGGCGCTTATTAGCAGTAGATGAACGCAGATGCTGGAGAGCCATTCCTTAACACCCTGAAGGGCCGGAAGTTATGTAGCGAGTCTAATAGGTGCCGTCGTTAAGTTGACTGGTCAACGCAACGGTGCCGGTTAGATCTGGCAGCGTGACAGTGCGATCAGCCGTTGGATCAGCTACGGCCAGCGTGGTTTCAAATGCATCGTCAGTGCTGCCTTCAAACACCAAGGTGCCGGTGGTGCTAAACAGCAGCTCGCCCGTAAAAGTGCCGCCGGCCTTGGGTAGTGCTGCGTTAGCGAGGTCATAAGCAGCCTTGACCGCAGTAGGCGTAGCAGCCAACACACTGCTAGTCGTGCTGGTGCTATCGCTTAGTTGAACAATGCCGTCAACGCTGGTTGTTGCGGAGCGAATGGTTAGCGCCGGAGTGGTGGTAGCCGTGGCAATGGTCAACGCCCCAGTGCTACTGGTGACCGTGGTGACAGTGCCGACATAATCGTTGCCCCACTCCAAGCCAGTAGCAGTGGCACTATTAGCCCTGAGCACTTGGCCATTGGTGCCAACCGTCAACTTGGTCAGCGTGGTAGCAGCACTAGCCCCGAGAATGTCGCCCTTGGCATAAGAAGCAACTCCTGTGCCGCCACGCTCTACGGCAAGCGTGCCACTGGTGATGTTGGTAGCGTTACGGCATTCGGTGCTGACTTCTTCCAGCGCCGTCTGAACATTAGTAGCCCCAAGGCTGGCAGCAGGATTAAAGCTGACGTTGCTTGCTGCAATTGCACCAGCGCCAGACGATACGTCGATTTCCACCCATTGCGGGTTGGCATCGCTGAAAACAGATAGACACAAGTCAGGCGGCGCCAGCGTCACGTTCGGCGCATTGCCGCTGGTAATCGTGCCGCCTTCGCTGACAACAAAATAGTATTTGTTATTAGTCAGTGTCGAAACAGGCAGCGGATCGCCTACAACAAAACCTGCTGCTGCACCATCGGGGGTGACGCTTTGCACTGACCCAACACCTGCAGGCGAGCTGGCGTCGAACGTACCAGCCAACAGAATTTGACCGGCTGAAATACCAATCGGCACATAAACGTTGCCGTCCCACATGTAGAACGCACGGTCTAGCGGGTTGAGGTGAAGCTGACCAATAAAGGTAGCAATGGGAAATTCTTCACCAATTGAAGATGTCGAGTAGTCGGCGAGTTTGTCAATGGTGATGGCAGCATCAGCCAGCCGGTCGGTGGGCAGCTCGCCGGTTGTAATCTTGGCGGCATCAAGCACTGGCACATCAGCCGCATCTAGCTGTGCGCCGACAGTGACATGCCCTTGGGCGTCAACCGTAACTTTGGTATAGGTGCCAGCAGTGGCGCTATTGCTGTGGTTTAATATGCCAGCATTAACCGCCAATCCAGTGCCTGGTTGGATGATGCCCTTAGTTGATGAAGTGGCATCCGGCAGATCATCGGGCTCGATGTCACGGAATGTCGGCGCCGCATCTGCGCCACTGACCGGGCCAAGTAGTGCGCGGTTTGCAACTTGCGTGTCCAGCGTGGTTGTAATGGTGGCACTGTGCTGGTCTGGATACGCCACCGAAAACGCAATCGGTGTGCTGTCGGTGAAGGTCAGTGTATTGATTGCCGCTTGGCGAATCCATGCGGCACCGTTCCAGATGTACGCAACACTGGTGTTGGTGTCGAACCAGTGCTGGCCTTCAAATGCACCACTGCCGAATGGCGTGCCCGCATTGACGATGGTGGTACTGTCATTCGCCAGCTTGGCTGCTGTCACGGCGTCATCAAGGATTTTGCCGGTGCTAATCGCGTTGGTGGCGATAGCGGCTTCGGTGACGGCGCTAGCTGTGATGGCAGTAGCGAAGGAGCCGGTGCCGGTGCCAGTAATGTCGCCCGTAAGGGTGATTGTTTGATCGCCGGTGTTGGTGCCACTGCTGGTGCCAGAGTGCGTGCCGCTGAACGTGCCGTCTTGCGTGGCAAGCGCGCCAAGGCCAAGCGTGGTGCGTTGGGCTGCTGCGTCGGCATCATCAAGGAGTGCTCGGCCTGCCGCAGTACAAGTGATCTCTTCTACATTGCCAGCACCAGCAGCGCTGCGCCCCAGTAGACGATCAGTGGCGCTGACGTTTTGGAGCTTGTCGTATGTGACCGCATCGCTGGCCAATGCTGCGCTGTCTACCGACCCGGCAGAGTATTTATCCGAAGTGATCCCGCCGGCGAGCTTAACGTTGGTGACTGCGCCATCGGCTAGCTTAACCGTGCTGATACTGCCGTCGGCATAGGCCGCCGTGCCCAGCGCTGTGACCTTAACGGTAGTGACGGCGCCGTCGGCCAATTTGCCGGTGGCCACCTGCAAGTCGCCGATGCCGGCGGTGGGCATTACCACCTGCTGATAGGCCGATCCGTCGAAGATCTGCAAGTTGCCGGTCGAGGCGTTGAAGTGGCCGCGCCCTTCAAAGTTGTCGCTTGCTGGTGCAGTGGTCTGCACTGCAATAGAGCTGTCGTTAGCCAGCTTGGCCGCAGTGACGGCATCGTCCGCCAGTGCCGTGGTGCCTAGCTTGGTGGCGCTGGCTTGATCCAGCTTGTCGATGTCGATGCTGCTGACATCAATCAGATCTAGGCCGGCGTCAACCAGATCCTTGGCGGTGACCTTCTTGGTTTGGCTTGCGGAGATGTCCGCAATGGGCAGCACGTCAGTGGCCGCAACGCCAGCCTTAGGCAAGGCCGTCAGTTGGGTAATGCGTTGGTCAGCCAAAATTCAACTCCGTGCTATGGATAGTTTAGTCCTCGGTTTCCTTGAGCAGGAAGTCGAGGGACTGCTCGATCTCGATGCGGTCATCGTCTTCCTTCAGGACGTAACCAACAGGTTCGCCAATCAACAGGCGAATTTCGCCCGTTGTTACAAAGTCTATTGTACAACGAATAATATCTTCGCTGTCAACGGTTACGCCAGTTTGCGTGACCATTGCTTGCATTTCATAGTAGACATTATTGAGAGATGGGTTTAATTCTTTGTCGGTTAAATACAGCGCCAAGTCAAACTCACTGCCGATGTCAACACGATGGATGAGTTGCAGCATCAGCAGCGGCGTTTCCTTGATGCCGGTAGACGTGTAGTCAAACAAGCAATCGATAGAACCACTGCCGCTAATAATACCGGCTGAATACTGTTTACGAAACTTGTCGCTAAGGCTAGTTGCGTCGATGGTTTCACGGTCTGTGTTTAATGTATAGCTCGTAACGTTACCGAGTACGTTCTCTGATACGTCGCGCACTTTTACAGTGATGGGTAATGCAGGTTCTGCAAACGCAGTTAGCGTCAGTTCTGCGGCGCGGTTATTGTTGATGGCGTTTTCAAACTGATAAAAAAAGCGCAATCCACCTACAGCGTTAACATGCACATACGCCGAGATCGAAGGCTCTACAGCGGCTGATGACCATGAGGACGCGGCAAAGCACACCAGGCCACGGGCGTCATCGGTGCTGATGTCAATGCGGTCGCCTGTTATTAAGTTGTCTACTGAGCTATCAAAGCCAAGCCGATTGAGCGTGGTGTTTACGTCATTAGGCTTTATTTGATCCTCTAGCGGCGCATAAGGCGTCCGCAAACCTCGCCGTAATCGGACATTACCGTGACGGCCAAGAAAAACTGCCATTAGGATACGACTTCAGTAAAGTCCCCATCCATCGTGAACTGGATCGGCACTACGCTCAATTCGCCAGTGCTAACTGATACTTGTGCGCTGGTGATGTAAGCGTTGAATTTAATGTCGTCAGCAGCATCGCCACCTATGTTTAGCTCCAGAAGCACGCGGTCGCCCGTTCCAACAGCGCCACCTTTCATGATCTTGCTAAGTAGTGCTGTAAACTCCGTAAAGGTCGCACTTTCACCTGACTCTAAACGATAGTACATCAATGTGGCGCTGCCAGTTGCGCCTTTAACGCCAGGAGTAAACGTATTAACGGCGCTGTCAATGGAATTAGTAGATAGCAGCTCTACAGTCGTCTCCACTGACCAATCACGGATTTTGGCCACTGGCTTACTGTTAAATACCAGTGAGCCGCTACGCCCGGTGAAAAAACCCATAATCGCACCCTAATGGAGATTTCTTACAGTCTACTCAGCACTGCCGTCAATCGTAAACAGCCCGTCAACGCGCTGGTCGATACCTCGCGCAATCAAAGACAAGCCATTGCTGTTGCAGGAATGCTCGATAGCGCGGACCGTGGTTTCGCCTTCTTCCTCCATGTTGACTTCAGTAACGCGGAACACCCGCTTGCTGCGGACTGCGGTGCCCAGCACAAACAACTGGCCTTCGACGCTGGCCAAAGCAGTGGCAGTGTTGTTGCTGACGGTGATGCCTGAAAAGGATCGCGTGCCTTCGGTGCTGCCATAGGTCAGCACGTTGTAAGTGCCGTTAGGCACCGTGCTGGCGATCGGCAGATTCAACGCGCCACCGGCTTCAACTCGGCCTGTATAGATGCCATCCCATTGGTTATTGCTGGTTTCGACGTAAACGAAACTGCCCGGCATGACGAAGGTGTCTGTCGGGAAGGTCTGAAACTCGATGGCGCGGCGGCTGTGGCGGCGGGTGTTGCACAGGAACTTGCCGAGTTTGATCGCTTGGTCGCGGCGGGTGACAAACTGCGAGGCGTCGATGGTTTCGCGGATGGCATCACCTTCCTCGGTGCTGGTCAGCCTGATCTCAACACTGTCGTTGCGTGGAAACAGGCCGGTACGCTCTACGTCGCGGTAAAGCACCGTCACAATCACATCTTGAGTACCGGCGCCATAGTCGATGAACTCCTCCTTTAGGCTGCCTTCAAGGATGTTACCTTGGTTGAATAGTGCGTTAATTGCAACAGCCTGAGTATCACGAATCCGCCCTGTATCTTCGTTATATGGCAATGCTGGCACCAGCGTGTCGCGTCCGCCGATCT